GAGCCGTATTTAACTTTGTGCAGAAAGGTGTTCCTGAATTTGGATTGCCTGATTTAGATATGTTTGATGTTCTTGGTGATCATCCTCGATACGGAAGCACATTGAATCGTAAAGAGATTGAACAGTTGAATATTCCTATTACTGAGGATAAGGTTGCAAAGCAAGCTAAAACTAAGAAGGTTAAGCAGGGTGAGTATTCGTGTATTATGGCTTCTATCCCTCATGGTATAGCTCAAGAGATCGTGGAGTTTGGTGTTAGAGAAATTCCTGATGAAGATCTTTATACTGATGAGGATGGTAATTTAGGACGCGAGTTACAAGCTCATGTTACGATTATGTATGGTCTTTTGACTGATGATGCTAAGAGTGTACGTCGCTCATTCAATCATACCAAACCATTTAAGGCTAAGCTTGGTAAGGTTCGTCATTTCCAACCACCTGAACGCGATTTTGATGTTGTAACAGTAGAAGTTATTAGTGATGATCTTCATGCTGCTAATGCCATGATTGAGGATAAATTTAAGTGCGCTGATGATCTTCCTTCATCTGGTGAGTACAAACCTCATGTGACTGTTGCATATGTTAAACGTAATGCTGCTAAGAAGCATATTGGTTCTGATGAATTTGAAGGAATTGAGATTGAACTAGATACTCTCGTATTCAGTCCTCGCGTTGGTAATAAAACACATTTTAGTATTGGATCTAATAAGAAACATGCTTCTATGGATTTAGGCTATTGGGTTGATCCTAAAGGCAAGATCTATGATGCTCATGGCGAGGGACTGATTCATAACGAATGGGTACTGGCGAATTTGTCACTCTTGCGAGATGGATATGGTATTAAAGTTCCAGATGATTTATATGAATATAGTGATGAGTATTTTCGAATTTTACAAGAGGAAGATGTTGATAATTTAGATATGCCTGCATCTGATGAGATTTGGAATCAGATGATCCAATCAGGTTGGGTACGCGTTGGTGACGCTGATGAGGGGATTGGTATAGAGGTAAATGATCTTCATAAAATTCCTCCATTCATAGAAGGTATCTTAGCTGAGGATCTTCGCGATGGTTTATTTGTTCGCGTTGAGGATATTAATCATAATATGATTAGTGTTCAGTATCCTTTTAAGAATTTACAGCAAGCTGTTAATAGAGAATTAGCTGGGCAATCTAAGCAAGCAGATTTTCTTCCATCACTTACTACTCAAGCTCCTGATAATGATTGGCAATTTGCTAGTGGTGGAGATGATAAAGAGATAGCTCTTGATCCTGATTCAGTTTCTGATGAGACAACTTTTGATGCACCATGCACTGTAGGTAAACCACGCACGAAGGAAGTATGGCGTCAGTTTATCTCCATGTTCTCAAATCTATTTTCTAAGAATGATACCCAGAAGATTGAAGCCTATGATAGAGAGTTAGAGGAGAAAGAGAAGGACGCTTTAGGTGAAGATCAAACAGCTCTTGAATATGCTAAGGATTTTAAAGATTTAAATGGTCCAGGCAAACCTCACAACACAACTTGGGATTCACTTGAACAAGATATGACACCAAGTAAGCCTTTACCAGTTACATATTCCCCTCAGATATCTAATGAAGATAATCTTGATCAGAATTCTCCTGGTGGATATCCTCGTCGTTTTATGGGAAAGCCTAAGGGTGAATGGTTTTCAAATGAAGGTGAGGTTAACAACTCGTTGATCCAAATGCTTCGTAATAGAACAGCTATGATAGAAGCTACCACTGAAGATATTACCAAAACAGCTATTACAAAAAATTATGCTGTCTATGTAAACAATGTTGCTTATCCAGCTGTTCGAACACTTACACGCGGTAAGGCTATTAGGATTTTGAAAGAACGTTTTCCTGAGGCATATGCAAAAGGGCTATATGAAATTAGAGAAGAAGAGTTTAAGACTTCTTCTTTAAATAAAGATGCGTTTAATGCTAATGGTACAAATGTTACGAAAAATCCTACAGCTCAGCAAATAGATGCCCTAGTTAAAAAATCTAAATATCAAGAATTACGTGGAATCATAGATCCTGCTACAGGTGATTTGTTTGTTTGGGATGCAGCTTTGGATTATCATTACACTATGGCTCAAACATTAGGGATACAACTTCCAGATGATGATATTTACTATGCTTACACAGTGGTAATTAAAGAAACTGGGGCTGATGAGGCCTTAGCTTTACAGCAAGAAGTAAGATCAAGGGTTTCAAAAAAGCCAGTAAAACAGGCTGGTTCACAAAGTGCCTCAGTACCAGATTATCTTATAGATGAATGGAAGACTGAACAAATCTATAATAACACAGATGAAGAACCTTACGTCAACCATGATCAACGAGACTATCCTTACGGCATGCACGATAGCCCTGAGAACACAGGATCAGGCATAGGTTGGCCTAAAGATAATCAGCCTTCAGTAGTTCACCTAGACACCCTTGAGAATCCAGCGTTTCGTAATGATCCTTTTGGCATTGGTGAGTACAATGTTACCTACTACATTTCAATGCCAGCCAGTGACGGTATAGAGAAAACCAATCCCGAATAAGCAAATCAAGTAGATAACAATAGTCAAGTAACTAAGAAAGTATAATATTTTAGCGTTATAATAGGAGTTCTATGCTCTCAAACTTTTTATTATACTCAAACTTCAAAAAGAGGAAGTAAATAACCATGTCAACCACCCAAAAATTTAACGATGCACAAGAACGACTTGTTATCACTGCTCAAAGGATCGCAGGAAATTACTTGCTAGCCAAGTATGGTTCTGCGCATCTAATGAATGAGCCAGTGGTTGAGCTCACTCACGTACAAGATGAAAGAACCTCTGCTTATGTATTTAGCGGAAAAATTACATGCTATGCTTCTGATGGCTTACTTAATCAGGTTGGAGTTAATATGACAATTAATGAGAACGATATTGAAGTTACGTCCGAAGATGTTCAATCTAATGTGACCAATGCGCTTAATGCAAATGAAGATAACAAAGATGTATTTGCTGCAGCGCTTGATGGTTTTAGATTAACAGATGATGGTTCAAACTATTTAAAGGTTAGCCACACTGCTGCTAATGACGCAGTGCTTGGTATCGTCGGAAAAGACGAGTATGCTGGTTCAAAAGATAAATCAGCTTTACTTCAAGGAATTTTAAAGGATGCAGCTATTTCTCCTAAGGTTGAATTTACAGGTGAATTTAAAGAACCAACATTGGAAAAAACAGCTTCTGCACCAATAGTAAAAGAAGCTATGAAAACAACCCCAGGTTTAAAATGTAAGAAATGTGATGGAAATACGAGCAATGAGAATTTTGTATGTGATGATTGCAAAAGTAAAAAAGCATCATGGCTTACTGCTGAATTATTTAAAGATGCTGAAGAGACTGATTATATTCCTTCTCTTGAAGAGCATAAAGAAGTAGTCGCAGAGCAAACCATTTCGATTCAAGAGAATATGCCTCGCGCCAAAGCTGCTGATCATTTAGTTCAATCAGCTCAGGCTGAAGAGCAGTCAGCTCTTGAAGCACAGCTTAAGGTTGAACATGAAGCAGCTAATGAACTTGTTAGCTTACTTCAGGGCATGGGATATGGATCAGCAAAGGCCGTTGAGATTACTAGCTCCAAAGAAGGCTTTGATATTATGACAGCTGTAGATCATAACGGTGCAGTTAAAGCCGTTAGCATCCCAGTTACTGTCAAGGAAGGTAAGTATGCTCTTCCAAAGAAAGCCCTAATTTCAGCCCTAATTGATAAGGGTCTTAACATTCAGGCTAAGCTTGCAGAACAGTTTGATTTAGAATTGCTTGAGAAATTAGCTGCTATTGATGAGTGTATGGCTTTTGAAACAAGTGAAGTTAATGCTATTTTGAGTGAAAAACCAGTTGAGAAAAAAGCTAATGAAGGTAAGAACACGATGTTTGAAGGAGACACAGATACACTTACCGTTCAGAAGCATCTCCTACCAAATCATGAGAATTTAAATGTTGGTGATAAGATTTCCGATGGTAGTGATCAGTGGGAAATCGTAAACCAAGGTGGACAGCAAAATTCAAAGGGCGAAGGCGATTCAAGCCTTTGGACAATGAAGAAATGCCAAGCTCCAGCCCGCAGTGATGAAGAGCCTAAAAACAAGATGCCCATCTAAGTACAAGATTTGAATTTCTAGGAGCTATTATGAATTTCTTCCGTGATGTCGTATCCCATCTAATAAAGAATGCCTTCGAAGGTCATACCCAATTCTCAGTTGCTGATAATACAGCAGTTGGAGATAATCCTATTCGTTCCATCTCTCTTGACGCAGTACCACTCGATGATAATACTATGATTTCCTTGGCTTGGGAAGGTGGAGAAAAGTTATTTGAAAAAACCCTAAGCGAACAGGAAGCACAGCACCAATTTTCTTTAATCTCTAGTGATCTAGCAGAAGTTGCATCTCTTACAAAACAAGGTCAGTATGATGCGGCCAAGGATCTTATGAAGAAACTTGGTCAGAAGTATGCTGAGAATACTGGTGAGTTAGTCCAGACAAATTTACCACCCCTTCATAATACACAAGCTTCTCTTGATAAACAAGCTTCTACAGATTATTATTTTACACCTATCTCACTAAATAAGCTTAAAAAAATACCAGGTATTAAAATTGGTAAAGGTAGTGAAGGTGGTATTGTCGCAACTGATGGTGAGAATTATGTTCACCTCAATGTTGATGACAAGGGATTAGTTGATAGTTTTACACGTTTTGGTGCTAATGATCCAAGCGGGATTATTGATGCATTTTCTGTTATTGTTGGCAATATCATGGATGAACATGAGATGCAGGATATTTGGGCTGAGGAAGATGAAAAGGCACATAATGCTCCTGGCCATGTTTGTGATGAACAGTGTCCATTCTTTGAATATGAAGAGGATGTTAAAAATATTGTTGATGAGTATGCTAAGATGCCTACTCCTGCTCCAGCTAAAAAACCAGTTAAAAAACAACCAAAAAGACGTTCGTCTCGTAACTCAGATGATCGTATTTGGAAAGAAGCAAAGATCACGATGCAGAATCTTTGGTTCTCTACAACTGATGAACTTTTAGACTATCAACAGAAGCAGAAAGGCGCTGTAAAACCTGGTGATCAGGATCATATTCCTTTGTGGGATAAGAATAAACAAAAAGCCCCTGCTAATGATAAGCTTGCCCCTGCTTCTCTATCTTATGAAGATCTTGAAGATAAAAAAGAGCAAGAGCATGAAGACATGCAGAATCATATTGATGAAAAAATTAAAACCGAGTTAGAATCAGCATTGCAGCAGAAAGCTGCTTCAGTGTTTGGTCCTGATCAGGTCGAGCTTGTAAATGTCCTTCGTAAGAATGGACGCAACTGGGACGAGATTAAGAAGATCCTAGTTAAAGATTTTGGCTTTGATAAAGACTCTACAAATATCTTTGTAGATGAACAACGTCAAGGTACTGACCCAACGGGTATTGAAGTTGAGCCAGTTAAAGAGGATGATAAAGAAAAAGCTCCTCTTACTCCTCCAGAAGAATTAGTTTCCCCTGAAACCCATGATCAGTTGCTTAAGGATCATGAGGATAAAAAAAAAGATAATTCTCCCGTAGAAGAACCAAATTTCACTCCTAAAGAAATTATGGATATCCCAGAAGATGAGGAGATTCATGATGAATCATCTTTAGTCGATGAGATTGCTCGTGCTGATAATGACGAGATTCATAAAGTTGCTAGTGAGAAATGTAAATGTGGTCATTCACATGATGGCGATGTTTGTGATGATTGCAAATGCACAATTCATAATACTGCTTCTAAGAAAACAGCTGGACCTTCTGATTTAAATCCCCTCCAAGAACCAATTCAAGAAGAACCAACAACTCCCCAACAAGATGTAGTTCCCATGGGTAAGAAACCTCTCGATCACGCTACGCCTCAGAAGGGCGATCGTGTATTCGTTGCATCAGATATGTCTGATGAAAAAGCGGGTTTCGAGGGTACTTTTGTTTCTACTTATAAAACACAAGGTCGTGATCAATATATTGTTGAGACTGATCAGGGTGATCTTCTTGATGTTGATGCGCATCGTGTTTCTAAGATTTCTGATAATGGTGGCGCTCAAGATACAGAACCAGTAATGGAACCAGTTATTGAGACTCCCAAAGAAGAACCAATTCCTGTTACTCCTAAGATGAGTGACTTTCATAGTTCACTAGATACTGAAGCATTATCTATTAAAGCAGAATTAGATGATATGCTTAAGATCGTTAAAGAAGCCGATTCACATGTTATCATGCCCATGATGTATGGCGTTGATGATGAGTCTGTTCTTCAGTATGCTAATGGATCAATTTTTGCTGATAAAATTAAGTCTGGTCAGATGCAAGATAAAGATTGGGAATCCTTAATAAGAGAAACAGGACGCTGGATGACACACGTTGGACGTCAAAAAGTATCTCAAACGTTCCCTCCTGAGGCTGAATGGTTTCTTGATGAAGAACAGATCAATAAGCTAAAGAGCATGTTTAATGCTCTTCCTAAAGATAATCCTAATGAACCACCTCCAGTTGAGAGTGAATCATCTATGGTTAATTGGACATGCCCAAAGTGTGGTAATGAGGCTTCGGCTAGTTCAGTGTATGACGAAAAAATTTGTATGAAAGATGGTTGTGGTTCTACGATGAATAAGAAAGCTTATGAGGGTTTTGAGCATACTTTAACAGATCCAAAAGGACCTATGAAGCAAGCTGCTGATCCAGTAGAACCAGGGAAGACCCAATATAAAGATTATAAGATTACACCTAAATATACACCTAAAGAAGAAGCTGTTCCAGCAACGCCTGAGCTAGATGCTGTTTTGTCTAAAATGGATGCCCTACAACAGAACCTCGCAACTCTGGAAACAACCAGAAAGCAAATTCAGGCCAAGATGCAGGAAGAAATGAATAAGGTTGATCAATCTGGTGAACGTGTACAGATGGAAGCTGAACTTCAGGAATCTATTGAAAAGGCTGCAATCCTAATTAGCGCAGTTGAATCAAAGGTTGTACAGTGGAAGGATAAACTATTTACGCTTCAAACCGAAGAAGTTCAGTACGTTCCTAAGCTTTCACAAAAGGAACTATTGGCCAAGATCTATGAGAAGTTTTCAGGCGCTGAGAAATATGTAAAGGATGTTCTTAATGGCATGCTCAGTCAGGCAAAACCTGGAACTGAGAACACACTTGTGAGATGGCCAAATAAGAAATCCAGTGTTAACAAAGAAGCTACAATTCTTGATGATATGAACCATTACAATGAAGAATTAATGGCTGCTCTTCAAGCATTGTCTTCACCTATCTAAATAGAGAGGTCGTATGGATTTTCTAGTGGACTTACTTTCAAATCCTAAATTATGGAGTATTTTAACACCCGCTGGTATTGTTACCATCGTGTTGGGATTTGCTCTATATAAGCTGTTTGATAAATATGATAAATTACAAGAACAACGCTTAGCAGAATGGAAGAGCATGGTTGAGGATTATAACAACCTAGCCAAAGATGTTAACAAAACGTTGGATACCCTGCTAAGAGTCATCGTAACCAAAAATGGTAACGGGGGAACAAAATAATGAGTACAGATAAGCTTACTCAAATTGAGCATGAGGTACGAGAGATTCACACACATATTAAAAAGTCTAATCTTGATCTACGCGAAAAGATTAAGATGATACAAGATAAAATTGTGGGATGGCCCTCGTTACATTCTAAAAATGTCAAACGTAAAAACCGAAAATCAGTGCGCTAAACATGATTTTAAGCTAATTTATTCCTTTGTAATGGGTAATGAAAATAAGCTTAGTGGTTCGTGGCGCATCTTTAAATGTAGTTCTTGCAAAGAATTAAAGTTAATATCGAATAAAAAATAAAGATTTTGTAACATAAAGAAAAGGTACGAGGTAACAATGTCTCAATACGATACGATGATAGAGAATGAAATACCTTCTCGACTTGCGAATATAGTGCATCTTGCGATGAATCCCAGCTATTGGTCTTTAACAAATCTGGGTATTGATCTATATGACAATCAAGTGGAGATTCTTGAAGCTGTTTGTGATTTAAGTGTTCCATATGTTGGAGTGCTTGCTTCACGCGGATCAGGAAAAACGTATTCCGTAGCTATTGGGCTTGTTAAGCTTTGCTTGGATAACCCTGGATTTCGTATTGGTATCTTTGGACCTAAAGCTGATACGTCGAAACGTTTAGTTAAGGAAGATATCCTCGGTCGTATTCTGTCTCCCTCCTCGCCTCTCTACCATACAATTGATGTTACTCATACATCAAACCAATTTATTCAATTTAAAAACGGTTCAACAATCAAAGCTCTTTCAGCTTCTCCCACTGCAACTATCGAATCAGAGCACTTTCATTGCGTGGTATTGGATGAGGCGCATAGGATTTCTGATTTCGTCGTTAAAGAAAAAATCACTCCAATGTTGTCATTGTCTACATTTAAGACAATCAAGATTGGTATTTCTTTATATAAAAACAATTTTTGGCACAGCTGTAATGATAACGGCACACGTTATAAGGTGCTTCGTAAACCTTGGAATGAGTGTAATATCTATTGGAATCAAGGTTCAGTTCAGTACGAGGGAAGAGAATACCCACGTCGTATTGTAGAACTTATGCCCAAGATGGTTAAAGAAAAACTATTCCCTAATGATCCAGCTTTGCATTATGATTCAGTAGAAGGTTATTCTGAGATTGAGTGGAATACTCAATACGAAATGATCTGGATGGAAGATATTAACCTCGTCCTGTCTGGTGATCAGCAAAAGAAGCTTGCTTCTGGTTTGTTCAGTATCTTGAAAGAAGGACGTCCAGAAATGACCGAAAAGTATTATTTTGGTCTCGATACTGCATCTGGTTCACTGATGCCTGGGCAAAAAGATCTCGACTGGACAGTGCTTACAATTTTAAGAAAGAATCAAGACAATACTAAAGACATAGTAGCTAAGTATATGTGGCAAGGTGATACTGTCACACAGATGCAAGAAATTAGGGATTTGGTTCATCCTGTTGAAGGTACGTTTAGATGTGTTATGGGATTAGCTGACTTCTCAAACTTTGCTATCGGTCTTATTGATATCTTTAAGAAAGAAGGTATTCCCATAGCTGGCGTAAGCTTTGGAGCTAAAGAACCAGTTACAGGTAAGAACTTCAAAAACGCCATGGTAGATCAATTCGTTTTTGAACTTGACTCTAGCCGTGTTCAATATCCTGGTCTTGATAAAGTTAAAAAGAGCAAGGTATTTACGGAAGGATTTGAACAGTGGGGTTTATTAGAAAGACATCGTAGTAAAGCTGGAATCAATGATAAGATTTTCGTTGATCCTGCTTCTGGTCACGACGACCATGTGTCTGCTGATATTTTAGCTGTTTGGTGTGCTGATCAGGCACAATCATTTGCTGGTAAGGTTATCCGTTCAATGTCTGATATTCCTTCACCTATTGCTGGTCCTTCTAATCTTAGCGGTATGGGAACACCAATGCCTGGTGAGAATGGTGATCCAAACGCTGGACGATTCTTAAAAGACAGGATGACTTAATTATAATAATATTAAAAACTGGTTTTATCTATCATCATATTGCGATAGAGTTATAAGTGAGAACCTCCTATGCGACCAAATCAAATCCTTGACGAAGCACGCAAATATTTGTTTTATGTTTCAGATGCACTGAATGGTGCGTCACAATCCAATTCTATTGGAAGAAAGGAACGCGAGATTGTTGCTAAATACGCAGCAGATATGATTGAGTACGCTAAAGGATTAGAACAACTTAAAAATCATATTGTCTCACAAGAGCAAGCAGAAAAACGCATCCAGATTAAGGCTGATTTAGAAGCACGACATCTGGAGCATAAAAAGGTTTTAACTAGAGCGGAACAAAATCTCCGTATTGTTAAAAACCGTCTGGCTGAGATTAAAAAATCTGGATCTGATAAAGAAATCGAAGAAGCAAAGACAAGAGTAGATTATTATACGAAACAGCATTTGATTGCTAAACAAAACGAATCGATCGCTAAGAGTGATTTTGAGCGAGGAGCTTAATTATGGCAAAACCCAAGGGTAATAAAAAAGGAACGACAAAGAGAGGAACAATGTCACCAACTGGATTTCCAGGTGGTGTACAAGATCCTAATTCAGGTGCTAATGCCTTCTCAATTGGCATGGGCAAAACTGCTTCTTTAGATAAATCAGCTGGTAGCGAATACTCTGTTACCCAAACACAATCATTTTTCTATTCCCCAGAACTGACATCAGATTCTTGGGTATTACCTAAATCCCGTCAGGAAATTTTAAAGTGGATCCGCATTTTCTTTAATCTTGAACCATATATCCAACAGATTACCATGATGCACTCGTTGTATCCATTCTCTAAGTTTGATCTCGTTGTATCTGATCCTACAGTTAAGAAGTTCTATGAAGAGATGTCTTCGAACGCTGATTTCAACCTATTCAAGTATATTTGCCAGGCTTCCCTATCCCGAGAGAAATTTGGTGAGGCTATTTGCTTCGGTAACTTGGTTCAGGATGAGAATGCCAATAAGAATGGTAAGAAGATGTATAGATGGCATAATTTTATTCTTTTAGAGCCAGAACTTGTTGAAATTAAGACAGACATGATGTCTGGTAAGAAATCATTTGAGATGGTTCCAACTGAGGAAATCAAAGCACTAATTTCATCTACCCGTCCAGAAGACGTAGAGCGTGTTGAAGAACTTCAGAAATCTGCACCTGAGTTAGTTGCAGCTGTTCAAGAACACCGCAATATTAAACTTGACGAAGAGTGTGTATCTCAGATTGCTCGTATCACTGATCCTTCTGCTACACGCGGTACCTCTCGCATCCAGTCATGTTTTAAGGCATTGATTCTTCAGGACTGGATTCGTCTAGCTCAATCAGCATACGCTAAGAACTATGTGTTCCCTAAGGAACTATGGACTATTGGAGACTTGGCCAGCAACACTATGCCTTCGAAGGATGATCTACAGAATTGGAGACAGTTGATTAATCAATCAATCCAAAATCCTCCGTTTACTATTGTTGCTCCTCCGATCGTACATTATGAAGCCTTGAGCGTTATGGGTAAGCAATTCCCCCTAAATAATGAATACGATTATATTCAGGATCAGCTCTTAGTTGGTCTTGGAGTAAATAAGAATATCATCTTGGGTGAAGGTCCTAATTTTGGAAACAGCAAGACCATGGCTCTTCAGTCATTGGTCATGCAGTATAAAGCAGTGCGTGATGAATTTGAAGATTGGATCATTAATCGATTCTTCAGACCAATCGCTGAGAAGAATGAATTTTATACCATTGATCCTGATTCTGGTGAGAAGCAGCTTATTCTCCCACAGATCGCTTGGTACAAATCCTTGGATATTGATGCCCAAGAGCGTGAACAAGAGCAATTTGCAGAATTCCATAAGGAAGGACTTATCTCAACAAAGACATTGTTTAGTAAGTATCCTAACCTTGATTACGAAACAGAACGCAAACAGTTGGAAGAAGAACGTGGTACGATTTTTGATAAGGGTGGTAAAGATAATCGTCTACCAGCACAAATCTCCAAGCCAAGCGGCGGTGGAGGTGGAGCAGGTGGCGGAATTGATGAGGCATTAGGTGAAGGTGGTGGCGACGGAGCTCCAATTGAACCTATTGAACCTGTTGAGCCAGGACAAGAAGGTACTCTTCCAGACGGTCAGGAAGGTACACCAGACGTAGGCGGAGAAGGAAACGTTGGTGGCGCGTCAGACATGGGCGCACCTGAAATATAATCTCACAATTAAAAAGGAATCTTTATGAAACGAACCCTAGCTATCTTACTGTCAGCTGCTTTACTTTTATCTGGTTGCGCATTTAATCGCGGCAATGTCCGCGGTACAGACGTCTCTAATAGAATGGAAGACTCAACAGTCTTGCTTAAGATGAAAGTAAAAGCTACTTTCCAAGATCCTAAGACTGGAGAAAAAATTGTGAGAACTGGTTGGGGCTCATGCAGTGGTGTTTATATTAAAGAGAACATCATTTTAACAGCCGCTCATTGCATTAATGTTCCAGAAAATATGGAATTAAAAGAAATATGGGCAAGAAAAGGTAATGAATCAGCTAAAGCAGTTGCTGTGAAAGTAGATGGACCTGCTGATCTTGCATTACTTTATACGACAATGCATGGACGTCCAGTTCAATTAGCTAATCGCGCTGTTCGCGGTGAAGATTGTTGGGTTATCGGAAATCCTATCGGATTGACAGATATTCTTACAAGAGGCATAGTCAGTAGATTAAATTTGGTTATTCCAGGCGAAAAAGCATCATTTTTAGTACTCGATGCCGTAGTCCTTCCTGGTAATAGTGGTGGAGCAGTTGTAGATTCAGATTATCATTTGATTGGTATTCTTACACGCTCAACTTCGATGTTCGGTGCATTTGGTGCCTCTGGTTTAGGATTAGCTGTAGACCTACGAACGATTCGGGAGTTTTTAAGATCATAAACTAATATTACATATCCTCCTTTTGTAAAACGGGGCTTGTTCAGTGCCCTCATCAAAACTGAACCAAATGAATGAAAAGGAGTCACATGAACATGTATAGAGATAGCTACGTAGCAGCATTGATGGTTGATGGAAAGATTCAGAAAGAATCAGATAACGGTACAATCCTTATTCCCTTTGGGTCTGAGTATGTACTTCGTCTTAAGAATAAACTTCGTAAGCGTGCAGTTGCTGATGTCTGGATTGACGGGAAGATCGCAGTTAAGGGTGTTGTCATTGACACTAATGAGACAGTTGACCTTGAGAGATTCGTTGCTGATGGCAACCTTTCAGAAGGTAAACGTTTCAAATTAGCAAGATTGACAGATCCTAAGGTTGATCAACCCAATGATAGCGAGAATGGAAGTATTGAAGTAAACTTCTATCCTGAAAAAGAAGCACCAGTTGTTGAGAAGGTAGTCGAACACATTAATTGTAATAATCATCACCATGGCTTACTTGGTCATTGTTCTTGGTGTTGCAATAATGCCTTCTGTTATACGTGTCATCCATCAAGTTGGAAGACATATACAGCAGGAACAGCAACGGGTGGTTTCACAAGTAACGGGAATATCACGTTAGGAGATAATCTTAATAAGGGTATTCTTCGCAGCAATTCAGTGAATGTTACCTACTCAGCTAGTGCTGATGCCGGAGCTGTTAATCAGGTTAACACCAGTATTGGTTCAGATGCAGTCATTATGAGTGCCTCTAACTCCCTAGGTGAAGCCGCAGCAACAGTTGAAGGAAGTACGTCACTTCAGAAGTTTAGTTCAATCTACATCGACGTGGATCGCTCCAAACCTACCACCATACGCCTCACGGTGAAAGGTACGACAAAGATCCTAGCAGCTTGTGGTTGTGGATATAAACGCAAGAAAGACGTTAAATTCTGTCCAAATGATGGGACTCAATTAGTAGCCTAAGAATTAGGGCCTGTTCTAATTGAATAAAACCTGTTAGGACAGGCCCAATTTTTATAATAAGAGGTTAAAATGGCATTATCGAAGAAAGGTTCACCTAATAAGATTAAAGTAGTTAAGAATGCTGGATTCGTGATTGATCCCAACTTTTTGGCTGAGATGATTTTGAAACAAGTCCCATCGAAAAAGCTTACGGTAGATCAGCTTCATTCTGCATTAAAAAGCATCGGGGTTAATAATTATAATCCTGATGATTTAAATGTACTTATTGATAGGCTTGAGTCGGCCGATTTTACAATAAGTAAATAAGAATGTCTCAAGTAAAAAAGTATAATATTTCTGTATTATAATAGGAGCACTACGTTCTAACGATTTTTTTATTCTAAAAGCCACGAAAAGAGAGGACTTTATGACACATGAAAGCAATGAAAAGAAAGAATTAACTTACATCACTGAAGATGACAAGCTTAACGTTCCTATAATGTTTGAAGCTATCATGGTTAAATATATGGGCCGAGTTTTAGATTTGGTCAGAATCTCGGACATTTCAGAAAGAAATTTGAAGCAGCTCCAGCGTACAATCAAAGATGATTGCTACGATAAAATTAATGCTGCAAAGGCTATCTTAGATAAATACGGTGTAGACGAGAGCAAGTAATGCCTCTCCGTAAAATTAAGAATCCTAAAAGTTTTGAGAAGTGTCGTAACTGCAAACATTCCTTCATATCACATACAGATATCGAGCACAATCCAAGTTTATGTCAGAATGTGGTTAATGGGAATTGTAAATGTGCAGAGTTTTTGCCACAAGAAAATTTAGCGTTTCTCGAATATAAATATGTCACTCGAAAATGAATGTCGTACATGCGGTCATTGCTGGGAAGTTCATGATCATCACGGCCATAAGCGATGCTATCAAGATATGGGCGAAGACTACGGAAGTTTTGAATTTAAATGTGATTGTGACACCGGTTGGGTCGCCAAGGATAATTTAGTATTTTTGGAAATGGAATATGGTAGATCAAAATTGGCTGTCAAAACTCGCAATAAGAGCAATGAGGATCTGCCGCATCAATAAAGAAGCGGCTGGGAATCATCGTCAGGATATGACTGGTCCAGTCCTTGAAAATTTGATGCAAAGTGGTTACAATCAGGTTACTTGGAATTCAAATGGTTCTCATCATGGTCAATGTCGTGATCTGAATCGTCAAACTTGGAACCTACAAGATTTTTTAGCAACGACAGAGTACGATGCACCTTTATTTTCTCGCTCGCATCCAGGTGATGTCTCTTGTACGTTGACGGTAAGTGGTCCTGGTCTTCCTCCTGTTGAAGTTGATTCATATGGTGAGACTGATCAAGCAATTGGAACTAATCGTCCTGCTCCAGTTCAGAAAGCTCCAGCGCCAGTTGTTGAAACACCAATTAAGGTACCTACGATAAAGCCTCTCGCTCCAGAGAAACCTAAGGTTGAACAAGTTCCTCAGAAGCCAGAACCTAAGATTCGTCAAGTACCCAAAGAAGTTCATAAGCAGATTAAAAACCCTTTTGAGAAGCAAGACTTAAGTCCTGAAGAGTATGAGCAGTGGTTGAAGGACTTAGAACACGAGAATGTTGAAGAATCTATCCCAAATGTTATTCCACCCAACCCCAAGTATACAGATGAAGAGGTTGAAGAATGGAATCGCGATATGAATAGGGAAACAAGTCAGAAAGTACCTAATTGGATTACAGGATTATTTAAAGGATAATTTATTATGAGTTTGATTAAATTAGGCTCTCATCTTCGAATCTTAAAGACAGCAGTTCTTGCTGAAGATTTGCTTATTGAGAAACCAGTAGTCGAAGCAGCTAAACCAGTCGTATCTAAAGTCATTGAAGCAAAGAATTCAGACTTCTTGTATTATCGCGCTCGAGCAATCTCGGCTGGTGATCAGGGTCCAATGACAAAAGAAGGTACACGTGGTTGGAACTTCAATGGTAACAAAGACTACTTCCCACGTAAGGAATTAGAATCTTCTTATCAGACCTTCGTTGGTCGCAACATCTTTTTAGATCATAATTCTGAAAGTTCTTTGTATTCCATCGGTAAGATTATCGATGCTTTGCCAATCGATGATAAAGAAACTGGTGAGTTTTATATCGAATTGGTTGGTAAGATCGATCGTACCTTGCACCCTGAGATTTGTCGTAAGATTGAAACAGGTGAATTGAATAGCACCAGCATGGGTTGTTCAGTCGATGAGTCAATCTGTTCTATTTGTGGTCATGTGCTTAAGTCTGATGCTGATGAGAAGTGTGAGCATATGGGAATGTCACTTGGTCGTGAATTCAACGCTGAGCTTGACTTTCCTGAATACAATATCAAGAAAGGCGATCTAATCCCTGCGTTTTCTATTAATAAGGGTATCGTCTTTAATGAAGACTCAATCGTTGGCGTGCCAGCTGATCCAACGGCTATCATCAAAACTGTGTTATCCAATATGAAGAGCCAAATGTCAAAAAAAGCTTCCCTTTCTAAAGAAGAGCAGGTTGATTTAGCCGCTCAGATGGAACAAGTATTTTCAAAACTAGATGATGCAACAAAGTCAAAACTAAAAGCTGATTTATCTGGGGTATTCCCAGCAGTTGAAAAGGAGTCGTCCATGGCTGACAAGAACGTTACCCCTAATGATGAAACACGCAAAATTTTAAATAAAATTTCTGCTTATGAGATGGAACAGCTTGAATCTTACGTTGTTGGTAAGACCAAGAAAGCAGAAGTGTTGGCTGACTCAGCTGCAAAGGAAGAGAATTTCTTTTCCAAGATCGTTGCTAAGGTTAAAACAGCACTCGCTGCAGAAACCCCTAAAGTTCAAGCCAAATTCGAAGAAGATAAAAATAACGTTTTAGATTCAACATGGTCAGTTGTAGATGAAGGCAAAACAGTACTTCAAGCTTCCCTAAAAGAAATTTGGGGATCAGACTTTGAAGTCATGTCTTTCTCTGATCAGCTTTGGGCAACAAGCCCTGAGTATGCCAAAGAGATCGTTGCTCGCTATAAGAAAGATGGTTTAGAGAAGCTTGCTAGCGCTTGGGACGTTGCACATAAGCTTTCCAAGACAGCTGCTGAACCTAAGCTTGGTCCAGATGGCACACGCGTAAAGCCTTCGACTGGTCTTTCTAATAAGAAGCACAAGTATCCAACAAATCCAAAATTTGAAAAACCTGGACAGGAAACGGCTCAAAAAGGTCCTGCAGCACCTGCTCCAAAAGAAGTAAAAGATTCTAAAGTTGAAATGCCTGGCCAAGAGAAAGGTCAAACCGGTCCAGCAGCTCCAAAGGCAAAGGAAGTCAAAACTGACTATTCTGAACCTAAGCCAGAAGCAGAGGGTAAGGAAGTAAAAACTACCCCTAAAAATCCTGAGGAGAAAAAACATGATAAATCTGAAAAAGCTGTTGAAACAAGTTATGTCGCTAAAGGTACTGAAATCATTGAAGCTGAAGAAAAGGGTGAAGGCGATAAGAAATCTGATAAAGAATCTTCTCTAATTAACTGGACTTCACTTACACCAGCTGCTCAAAAATCTATTAAAACAGCTGCAAAAACTTATATTGCGGCTGGAATGAAAAATGCTGAAGCAGTTGCGAAAGCACACAGCGAATTTACAGCTCAGGAGACTAACATGCAAAAGAAAGCTGAAGAAGGCACAACTGTACCAGAGGGAACTGTTGCATTTGGCGCAGCACCTCAAGAAGCCGTTGATGGTTCTACTTTGCCAGAAGGCAAGAAAGAAATCGGCGATAAGGCTGAAGAAGCCGTTCAAGGTGATAGTCAGCCAAAAGGTAAAGCTCCTTCCGCTGCTCCTGAAACAGCTGCCGATGGCGATAAGCCAGGCAAAACCCCTAATATGACAAAGGCTCCTGAGGAAACAGTTGAAGAAACAACCATTCCTAAGGGTGACAAAGTTGAAGAGAGTGTTGAAGAATCAACTCATCCAGATAGCAAGAAAGAAATGGGTGATCATCCTGAAGAGACTGTTAAGACAGCTGCAGTTGATACTAAGCCTGAAGAAGCAGTTGCTGATAAACCAGCAATTTCTACTAAGACTGCTGGCGATGCTCTTGATAGTGCGCATGAAGGTAAGGATGAAGTAAAGAAAGATCCTAAATCTATTGAATCAGTTGAGAAAAAGGCCGCAGCAGAAATGCCAATGCCTGAAGATACTCCAGCAATCGAAGAAGCTATTGTACCAGAAGATAAACCAGTTGATCCATTGGCTGATGCTCCTAAAGTTGATATGCCTAAAGCAGAAGTATCTGCATTTGACACCGCTGAAACAGTTGAAATCGGTGAAGGCTATTCAGCTATGAAGGACAAAGAAACAAATGAAGTTATAATTTCTAAAGATGGCGCTGAAGTAAAGCGTCTTCCAGATGGCTTCGGTGCAGATATGGCCGTAGTTCTTCCACTGTTGAAAGCAGTCCTTGGTCTTCCTCCAGAAGAGGCAAAACCAGAGATGCCCGGAACAGTTGCCCCAGTTGAGGAAAAAATGGAACCACCAGTTGTTGATGAAGTTCCAGCCGGTGAATCCCATGAAGATGAATTAGCTCTTAAAGAATCTTCGCTCAACGCACGTGAAGCAGCAATCGCAGCTAAGGAAGCAGCAATCAATAATGAAGAGAAGGTTAAGAAGTTCGCTTCCGTATTGGCCGCTCGCCAAGAACGTTGCAAGAAAATTGTTGCTACACTAATTGAAAAAGATGCAATTCATATGGATAAAGAAGTTTATGCCTATGAAATTCAGAACGGAACATACCTATTAGATGCACAGAAGAAAGCATTTGAACATTCCATAATTGCCAAAGAGAAAGAATTAATGGCAATGGATGACAATGCACTTCTAGCTACTGAGAGGGTCGTTGCTGATATTAAAGCTCCAGCAGCTTCTGTAAGTAAGAAAGCAAGTCGCATTTATGTTTCACCTTCGTTCGGTGAAGAGCTTTCCGAAGATGCAATGCTGAAGAAAATCTTTGATACATTCGGGACTAAGAATAAGCCCCAATAAGATTTGTAAAGACGTACTCGAGTACAAACCTTGTTATAATTGTGAGAAAGTATAACATTGTAGATTTTAAGAAGTAAGAAGCGTATAAAAGCTTAAAAGAAACAGATTTCTCACAACATGATGTGAGACCTTTAAATAAGATCCACAACTAGAGACGATACGACACGACGAGTCCAAAAGTAGTAGAAAAAAATAAAACTAAGGAGTTCCAAAATGGCAATTCGACAAGTAAAAGAAGTAAATCGTTCCGTGTCATATCCAATCGCCTCCGGGAATATCGTTGGTGGAAACGCACTACAGCTCAACGCATCGGGCCAGTTGCTTCCATGGGTTGCAGCAAACGTCACAGGTCAGCCCTTCGGTCTCGCAATCGAATCCAACATCTTCTTCCCCCTTCAGCCAGCAAGTGGCCAGGTAGCAGGTCAAGGTTTTGACTACACCAACTTCAACCGCGGTGGACTTATGTCTGTCTACAACAACGGTGGAGACTTCGTTCTGTTCGACGATGGTCGTGGTTATCCCTATGAGCGTGGTGGAGCAACATATGCAATCAATCAGCCTGTCTATACTTCGAGCACCGTTGATGGTCAGATCACATCAGCTGCAACAAGCACAGTCATCGTTGGTTACGTCGTAAGTTTCGACGTTGCATTGAATCCAACACAATTGGAAATCAAGCTCTCTATCTAAGCTTAATTAGATATAAATCTAGTTGTAAGCATGATCGGTCGCGAGACTGACATGTACTTTAAAGGAGAACAATATGAACGACATTAACAAAGAAGCATCCCTTGAAGTTCTTTCCAGCGCAGAAGTTGAGCAGAAGCTCACCCGCTTGATGAATTCACCAGGTGGATTGCAGAAAATTGCACAACAGATGTTGAGCCCACTGAAGCGCGAACTTCTATACGAAGGTCGCATTCGCCAACTCTTCCAGACCTATAAACTAGCTCTCGGAGAAGAAGCAGTGTTCGACGCAGACGTCGACGTTCCAGCAGCAAGCATCTCAGTCGAAGGTCTTCCACAACAGCTCGAAGTTCTAGCTGATCGTATCCGCGTAGAAACGTCGCCTATTTCTACACGTCCTATGATCCGATGGAATGAATCAAACTTCCGCAAATATGACGTCTTGAACCGCACGCAGGAACGCGCTAAAGCATCGATCATGCTTCAGGAAGATACACGTGGTTATAACCTCATCAACTTTGCTTCCGGTCTAACAAATCAGACCCCAGCCGCATCGTTGGCAGGTACATCCGCCGCAACAAACAATCCTTCTGTCATCGCAAACGGTGCAACAGGATTGAGCATGTATACATTGGCTACCGCAATCGTAACCTTGAGCTCCAAGCTCTTAGTTGCCAGCAAGCTATACATCAACCCACTAACTCGCCGAGACTTGTTGCTGTTCAACAATGCTCCAAGCGGTAACGGTGGTCTCGGAATCTTCGCTCCTAACTTCCAAGACACAGCCCTAAAAGCTGGTCGCGTAGGTGGAATCATGGGCGTCGACGTCCTAGAATCAGTCGTTGTTCCTTCCACAGCCTGTTTCGTCTTGGCTCCAGCCGATTACCTCGGCGTGTTGGCAATTCGTACAGACCTCTCGGTCGAAACAATGAAGGATGTAAACAAGATGGCGGACGTATTCGCAATCTGGGAAGACCTCGGATTCTTGATCCGATACGCTAAAGGTATCGTCAAAATCACACTTCCCTAATAAGAAGTGGCTGTTGCAGTGTTTTTATTGGTGGCATATCTTAAAAATATGCCACTGACTAAAAACATAAAGATGTGGTAGAATAAATATCTGGTTTGTTTCGTGGGCTTGTAGCTCAATTGGGGGAGCAAGTCCTTTGCAAGGACGAGGCTGCAGGTTCAACTCCTGTCAGGTCCACCGAACAAATCAGTTTCCTTCGTTGTCTTGTAGCTCAATGGTGGAGCAAGGAGCTGTTAACTCCAAGGCTATAGGTTCGAGTCCTATCGAGACAGCCAAGCAAATTTATATAGTGAAGAAAAGTAAAATAAATCCCCCGTACTCTTAGAGTATGTTTTCTTCGTAGCGACCAAGCAGCAATGCTATTCTTGGGGTGATTTTTGTAATCATTGCCAGGGGTTAGCGTAAAGGCTGCGTCCTCGGCTTGGAACTGAGTGGAGTTGGTTCGATTCCAACATCCCTGACTGTGATTACAAATTTATTCCCCCATTCGTTTCGACGATGGGTGCAGGGCTTTAAGCTCTCGCATTATGGCTGTGCAGGGAAAAACCCGACAAGGAACATAGCCTGACGTGGAAGTAGAATTAAAAGACCCTGGCTTAAAAAACCAGGGACGATTTCGCGGATGAGTGACACGGATTCACACCAGCCTCATAAGCTGGAAATAGCGGCGTTCGACTCCCGTATCCGCAACCAATTTGAGTAAACCCATTGTCTATACGTCGGTGACTGGGATGGACAAACACTAAGTCCTTAAAGGTATTCTGAGTACGGTAAAACGTACTAACAGGTGGTGCTGAGAAGCGTATAGTCTACTCAATTAATTTAAATTGTTATAAAAGAAAAGGAAAGCTATGAGATTAAAGGTACAAATTCGTAACTCGATAGAGTGTCGCATTGAATTGCATTTACAGGATCTATCTGTAAAATTCAATAACGGATATGCTCCATACCTTAAGATTCGTGAAGGTGAAGAAATTCCACTCGATTTATTGGATGCTGAGGATGTTAGAAAGAGTTTAAGAGTTGGAAGTTTGAAAGGTTACATGGACAATGGCTGGATCGTTGAAATAAAAGAAGATGAATCGCCCGCAAAAGAAGAACCTACTCGATTATCTAACTTTATTACAGAAGAAATGATACACAGACCAGAAATGATTCAACCTTTAAAACCATTAGAACCTCAGAAAGTAGAAGTAACGCAACAATCTCCCGCCGCAACCATTTTACCTGAAGTGAAGGTAGTAGAGACAATTTCTACTCCAAAAATTGAACCAATAACAGATTTAGCTTTGGTTAAAACTTTTGAAGACTTTGAGCGACTGTCTCAGTTTTTAAAACTTCGTTTCATAAAAGATTCCGATAACTTTGAGTTATTGAAAGATATTTTAGGTAAAACCCCTTCAGTTCAGCTTCAAAATAATATCACTCTACGACTTACACAAATAAAGAATAGTTAATCTTTATTTAGGGAATACCTATGGGACGACTTTTTCCTGCTCCACAATTTGGCGCACCATTATCGACGGAAGAAATGGGAAATGAACTTCCCTTTGAAGCTATTTATGGTATCACACCAAGTAATAAGTATATTCCAATTCGTATCGATTCACAGGGAAGACTTGAAACTACTGCAACCCTAATTGGTACTGTTACCATTGGACAGATCGGTGATCCTGATAAAGCTCCTTTCGCATTCGGTGCTTCACTGCAACAGACCATGGGTGGTGTTTATCAAGACACAAATCCTACACTGGCTCCAGGTCAAGAAGGTGCTGTTCGTCTCACAGAGTATCGCGCCTTTCATGTCAATTTAAGAGATTCACTCGGCGCTGAGATTGGGACTACTGGTACTTCTTTAAATGTCAATGTAACTACGCCTACATTAGCAGTTACTCAGGCTACATCTCCTTGGGTTGTTTCTCTTCCTACAAATGCTGCTCAAGAGACCGGTGGTAATTTAGCTGCAATCAATGCTGGGATTCAAACGCTTAATTCGTTGGTTCCTTCAGTATATGATTACATTGATCTTCAGTATTCTGGAAACAATTTGACTCAAGCTGTATTTAAGCTTGGTGGTTCAGGCGGAACAGTAGTTTCAACTTTGATGTTAGTGTATTCGGGGCAGAACCTTACTAGTGTTACTAGGAGTTAATTATGCCAAAGCGAATTATTTTTAATCCGTTTACATCTCGATTTGATTACATTGATGTAGGTACAATTCCTGAATATAGCTCTGATCCTGTTCCTCTTAATTTTGAAGATACGTGGGTTTTAGCAACAGGAACTTTACTTGGTGGCGACGCGATGGGTGTACTTGGATTGACTTACTCAGGTGATTTAGGCGCAGCAACATATCTGCTTTCTTATTATACAAATGAAGGGACAATAGTTAGAACGCCGTTAAACCCTTAAGGATATAGCATGAATTTTCAAATTACACAAGGAACTGGAACAACAATCGCAACCGATACTGGTGGCGGTGGAGAGAATTATCAGAAAATTAAACTGATTGATGCTACTCCTGGTTCAACTGCTGGTGCTGGTATCTCAAGTAATCCTTTTTGGATTCAAGGTACTTTAACATCTAATATTGGTACAACTGGTGGATTAGCCCTTGATTCTTCTATTAATGGGATTCTACTTCAGCAAGGATCAATTACATCAGGTCAATTTGGTCCACTTATTATGGGTGCTGTTACTACTGCTGCACCTTCATATGCAACTGGACAAACAAGTCCATTATCATTAACGCCTACTGGTTCACTCCGTGTTAGTCTTGATAATTTTCCTTCAACTTTTGCTACAAATTTAACTGCAGTAGGTGGAACGCCATTTGCATTGGGTCAAAATACAATGGCAAATTCTGTTTCAGTTACACTTGCATCAAATCAAACACCTATCCCTCCAACCCCCGCTTCTGACGTTCCTGTTACTGGTACGCTTACTAGCTTGGTTGATACAGTTGTTATTGATTGTCATGGATTAACTACTCTTGGTTGGACTACCTCTGGAACATGGTCTGGAACGCAGATCATGGAACTTGAATACGGAGATGGTCAGTGGTATCAAGTTGAAGTTATTGATACTGCTGTTGCTGGTGGCGCAAAACCATTCGTTGTAACCTCTTGGACTGAATCTTTAAATAATGATCCTTGGATCACTAACGTTGGTGGTGCTGTTCACGCACGTATTCGTTTTACTGTTTATAATTCAGGTACGGCAAACATTGTATTTAATGGTTCTGTCGCTAATAATGCTGTTAGAACATACAATCTTAATTCCAATATGTTTCTTACGCAAGCATGGAATAGAGATGGTTTAGGAAATGCATTAACTAGTACAACAATTGGTCCTAAACAAGCTTTAGATGTTAACATAGCTGGTGGTGTGACTATCGATGTAAATTTAGATCATACAACCGATAACGTTTTAGTGTATGGTAATGATGGTGTTTTAGATCAGAAAATTTTAACTAATGCAGCAGGTGCTGTTCAGGTTGATGTTTTAAACTTCCCAGCTACTGTAGCAGTTACTCAGTCTACGTCTCCCTGGGTTGTTTCTCTTGCTTCTACAACCATCACTGGGACTGTTGCTGTTACACAATCAGGTGTTTGGTCTATTGGTAGAACATGGACCTTAGCAAGTGGTACAGATTCTGTTGCCGCAGTACAATCTGGTACTTGGAACATCAATAATATCTCAGGTACAATCTCGCTTCCTACAGGCGCTGCAACTGAGGCTACTCTTTCTACTCGTCTTGCTGATGCTACATTTACAGCTCGAGTCAATACGCTTGGTCAGAAAACAATGGCTAATTCTACGCCAGTTGTTCTTTCATCTGATCAATCAGCTATTCCCGTTTCTCAGTCTGGTACATGGACTGTACAACCAGGAAATACAGCAAATACAACCCCATGGTTAACGACAATCAATCAGGGTGGCAATTCAGCAACTGTTACTGGCACGAATGCTCTTAAGGTTGATGGTTCTGCTGTAACTCAACCAGTTAGTGGTACAGTGACTGCAAATCAAGGCGGTGCACCTTGGGCTGAAAACATTACTCAAATTGCTGGTAGTGCAGTTGCAACAGCAGCAGCTGGTATTGCTAAAGTTGGTGTAACTGATGGTTCTGGTAACGCTATTACATCTACTGTTGTAAGCGCTACGCGTTCTATAGATACTAACCAAACTCAAGCAGCTGATGGTTATGCCTCAGCTCAAAATCAAGTTTTTACAACATCAGTTGATTTTACATTACCAACCGGTGGTACAGAAACACCTGCTATTTTCTTAAAGAATCCAAACGCATCTGGAAAAACATTAATCATAAAGAAAATTATTATATATGGTGTTTCAACAAACAACAATGGTGCTACAATTAGGATTTATTCAAACCCAACTACATCAGCAGATGGAACTGGGCAAACTGAATCTACGACATCGATTGGAAGTGGTGCAACTGCTGTTGCTACCGCATTTACAGGTCCTACAGTTACAGGTGGCGCAAACGGTGCACGTTTACTAAGTTTAAATATTATGTCTGCAGCAAATACTACTCCAGTTGCTACTCCTCCAGATATTAATGGATTAATCAGAATCGCACCAAATAACACGTTATTGATTACTGGGAATCCTACAGCCAATAACTTTAGTGTAAGTTGGACGATTATGTGGCAAGAGGTATAACATGAAGAATGTTAACGTAACTTCGTGGGCTGCGTGGAAATCTTTAGTTACTGCGAAAGCTCTTCTTCCTCAATATATTGAAACACCTGATCGTTATGATGTTTTTGCAATTGAAGCTAATCTTTGCTGGGAAATTAGTGTTCTTAAAAATGGTGGAGCTGATGTAACTGAGTTTGAAGCCAGTTACAAGTCTACCTATAATAAACCTCTTGAGATTAAAGCTGGACCAGGACGTCCAATTCGTACTGCTGCTTCTCCACAACCAATCAATACTGTTCAACATTGGAAGGGATATAAGTTAACGCTTTCTGCTGGTCAAACATCTACATACACTGATGTTTCATTTCCATCACTTACTTATGTTAAAGGTGGTCAGTTTTATTGCGGCAATACACAACCAGATGATCATGTTTCTGTAGATTTGTATTATGGTGAAACACTCATTCTTCCTACGTTGCTTGATAGTTGTTATTTAGTAGATAACATGTTGGTTCCATTCGTTAGTCCTGAATCAATGGCTTTAGCACCAGAATTTAAATTACGAGTAACTTTTGCAGGATCAAGTTCATTAACAGCAAGATCAGTTTATGCACTTTTAGAGTACTATGTGTAATGAAATTTACAATCGATCAATTACAGCCAGGCGATGTTCTTTTATTCAGAACTACTAAGCATAGTCCTTTTCATGATAAGGTTATTGCCATAG